CATGTTGATCCGGGTCACCGCGTTGTTCAGGTCCTCAAAGCTGTTGTGGGCGCCCCCCACCGCGTGGGTCCATTTCTGGATGGTGGCCGCGTCCGTGTTCCAGAAGCCCGCCAGGTCCACCCAGGCGTTCGCCCGCCCGGCCAGGTCCACCATGTCGGCCCACACTTCGCTGATGGCGGTCCGCACCGTGTCCACCATGCCCCGGAAGATGCTCTCGATCCCGTCGCTCACGCTCTGCCCGGCGTCCGCGATCTTCCCGATTGAATCCGCGAAGCTCTTCGCCGCCACCGTGCCCATCTGGGCGTCCTGCTGCACCCCGCGCATCCCGGTGCCCACGCCGTCCAGGTCGTTCTTCATGTTCGCCAGCGTGGTCCGCGCGTTGTTCAGCTTCTGCTCCCAGGTCTGCACCACGTCGGCGTTCTCGCCGTACTGTTCCTTCGCCTGGGCCAGCGCCTCCCGCAGGGTTTTCACGATCTTCTCCTGCTCGGCGATCTGCTGCTTCAGGCTCTTCGCCTTCGCCTCGGCCTTCTGCTGCTCCGTGGCGTTCTTCCCCAGCTCCGCGGTCTCCGCCTTCAGCTCGCTCTTCAGCGTCCGCAGGTTCCGCTGCGCCTCTCTGATCGCCTGGTTGTACTGTTTCTCGCCCTCCAGTACGATCTTCTGCTTGATCTCCTTCGCCACTTTCCTCACCTCACATTCAGATCATCTTCCGGATGCCCTTGCCCCAGTTGATCCGCATGTCGTAGTCCATCCGGATCTTGTACATGTCCATGATCCAGCCCGGCGTCATCTGCCGGGCGTCCTTCACCGGTATCCCGGCGATCAGCGCGTACCCGTAATATTCCCGGGCCCGCGTGGATCGCCGGTCTATGCGTTTTTTGCGTCATATTCCTCGGCCAGGGCGTCCTGCGGCTCGTCGTCCGCCTCCCCGCCGTTCGTCTCACTTTCCATGCCCTTCTCCACCGCTGCCTGGATCGCCGCGCTGATCTCCGCGATCTTCCCCAGGCTCGTGTGCTTCCCGATCGTGTCCTCCGTCACGTCCGTGGGCATCCCGTCATAGTCCCGCTGGCAGTTCGCGCAGATCCGGAACAGCTTCCGCACCGCCGCGGTCATCCCGGCGCCTTGCAGCGCCCGGAACGCCTCCCGGATCCCGCCGTATTCCTGCTCGATCTCCTCCAGCGCGCCCAGGTCGAACCGCAGCCGGTACAGCTGCCCGTTGATCCGCACCTCCGGCTTTGCCGCCGGCGCCTTTTTCTCTTCGGTTTTCACGATGTTCTCGCTCATTTTCCTGTCCTCTCTTTCTTTCGTTCAAATACGAAAAAAGAGCCGGAAGGCCGAAGGCCCTCCGGCTTTTCTCTCCCTTAGCCGCTGATGCCGGCATGGCCCTTCAGCCACGCCACCGCCGCGCTCTCGGTCATGCCGCTCTTGTGCGCCAGGAAGCAAACGTCCCCGTCGCTCGCCAGCTTCACAGCCACGCCGTCGCCGTTGATGGTGTCGTGCTGCCAGGTCGTCCGGTCCCTGCGGGTCTCCCCGCTCACGCCCTGGTGCGCGAACTGGATCTTGTAGATCCAGTACCCTTCCCAGGTCACCGTGCCCTTGTACCGGTTGGCGAACAGGCACCCGGCGCCCACGAAGGGCGGATCGTCCTCCGTCAGCAGCAGCTCGCTGCTGACCTCCTTCATGCCCAGCACGTCCTTCTTGATGTTTTCGTTGTTGTTCACCAGCTCCATCACCATGTGGGCCGCGGTCGGGATCTTTTCGCTGTCGATCAGGTGACCGTCCGCGTATTCCTTCTCGTCCGTGCGGTCCACGTTGATCTCCGCCTTCGCCAGGTAGTCGTCCAGCATGGTGCCGCCGGTGTACGAGATCGCGCCGCCGTCGCCGCCGCTGGCATACTTGGCATAGGTAAACGCCTTACAGGTTACAATCGCCATTTTTGCCTTTCCTCCTTATTCGTTGTTGATCTCGGCGATCAGCCGGTCGCTCTCGGCCTTCATGGCCTCGTATACGACCGCCTCCGCTTTGCTCTCGTCACCGGTGATAAACTTGTCCCCGGTTTTGTTGGGTTTCTTCCGTTTGGTGGTGGGCCGCTGCCCCTTGCCGTAGTTGATCACGTAGGCCTTGGTCGCGTTCCGCACGCCCTTCCGGTCGTCCCCCTGGGGATACACGTCCACGCTGCCGCCGCCCAGGAACTCCCGGTACTCGTTCTCGCCGATGCTCTCCAGCATGTCCCGGTTCCGGGTGTGCTTCCGCGCTTCCGTATTCTCGGCCATCCGTTTCTCGGCGGCCTTCGCCCCGGCTTCCACAATCTGCCGGATCATCGGCCGCCCCATCCGGTTCAGCTGCCGCTCCAGCAGCTCGACCCCGTTCACCTTCACCGTGGCCATCAGTCGTCCTCCTCTGTGCCTCACCGGCATATAGTGAGGTGTCTCCGTCAGCTTCGTTCCGGAGCTGTCAGCCGATACTATCGGCTTCTGGCCAGGTGTCTTCGTCTTCCGGATCCTCCTCCGGATCGGTGAACGGCAGCTCGTCCAGGTCTTCTTCTTCCTCTTCCGGATCCATCGCAAGCGGTCCGTCAATGCTCACGGTCCACCGCCACATCACCTTGTCCAGGTCGTACAGGTACGCCCGGCTTACCAGCCGCCACCCGGCCAGCCGCGGCGGGCAGAAAGCCTTCAGTACCGCCTGCACCTGCCGCTTCGGCCAACTTCCCCGGTCGCTTACGCACACCCAGATGTCCACGCTCAGCGCCTGGTCGATCAGCTGCCCGTCGGCCCATTCCGCGTCCTCCTGGCCGCTCAGTTCCACCGCGGCCCAGTCCTCGGGCCGGTTCGTGTCCAGCACGTCCCGGTCGAAGGTGATCTGGTCCACGCCGTCGTTCAGCGCGTCGATCAGCTCGTCGATCAGATCCCGTTCCTCCGCTTCGGTCATGGCTTATACACCCCCGCCCTTCACGCTCCGGCACTTCAGCCGCAGGTAGTCCCGCATGTAGCCCAGGTGGTTCACTTCCAGGATCCCGTAGGTCTCCGCCCCGTGCTTCACGCGCCAGGTCGTGTCGATGTCGTCCCGCCAGCGGATCGTGAAGGTCACGATGTCCTCGGCGTTCACCGCGTGGGCCTGGAAAAACTCCCTTCCGCTCACGTCGCTCTTCGCGGCGTACACCGTCGCCTGCTTCACGAAGCTCGTGCTGCGCCGGTTGTGTTCCCCGGTCGTCGTCACCGGCTTCATCAGGTCCACCGGGTGCCGCAGGTCTCCGGCTTTGATTGCCATATCCCTGCCCCCTTACTCGTCCGCCGGCTTCCGCAGCTGGTGCACGCTGGTCACGATGTAGATCGGCACCGCCGTGTTCGCGTCCGCGTTGCCGCGATTGTCATACATCCAGGCCGCCAGGTTGCACACCCAGAACAGCCACAGCTCATCCTGGGGGTTTTCCGCCACCCCGGCTGCCTTGTACCACTCCACGGCCGCGCGGTAGCACATCTCCAGCACGGTGTCCTCCGCTGCCGGATCCGCTCCGGCAAACCGGCGCACCATGTCCATGATGCGATTATTTCCGGCCATGGTCTCACTCCTTGTCTTGTTTCACTCTCCCGGTTCCGTTTCTTCGGTAGAGCCACAGAACCTCCTCAGCGTGCAGCCGTTCAGCTCCCGCCGGCACTGTTCGCACGCCCAGCCGATGAAGTCGGGCAGGGCCAGGATCCTCAGCTCCCGGCCGTGCCCGCCGCACAGCTCACACGTGCCCGTCCTGCGCGCCTCCGCTGCGTTCACTGGTCTCAGGTATCGCCGCTCGGCAGCGCAGCCGCGGCCCATTCGCCGTCCACCACGGTCAGAACCTGGCCGTTATTGCTGGCCGTCACTTCCGGCAGCTCCAGGGCGATCTCGCCCTTGTCCCATTTGCCCTGGGCGTTTACCTTCAGCACGTCGCCTTCATCGGCGGCGGTCACGTCCGGCAGCTCTTTCTCGCTGGGGGTCGCGCCGATCTCAGCCGCCAGCGCGGTCAGCGCCGCGGCCCTGCTCTTGTAACCCATGCTTTTCCCTCCTGTTTTTGTTGGTCAGGATCCTTCGCTACGCCCGGGTGTCATCCTGAGCGCAGCGAAGGATCTCCTGTTATGCCCTTCGATTAAGACAGGGCGAGCTTCCGGGCCGCCACGGCCGCGGTGTCGAACTTGCTCACGCACAGGCGGGCGATGCCGCGCACTTCCGTGCTGTCCTTCGCCCAGGCGTCGCCGCCCACGTCGGTGCTGGCCACCTCGAAGCCGTCCTTGCTGAACA